GGGTCTGCATTGCTGCAGTCATATCTTGATTGTATTGAGCTGCACCGGTGGCATCTACTCTGTCAATGCCTGGGATGTGTAGACCAGCTTTTTCGTAACGAGCTGCTGTGGTTTCGTCAGGCTCTAGCCTCCGAATTCCTCCAACATCTTCCTCGCTGATTCCTCCGTAAGGGCCGGATGACGCGCCATCGCCTTCTGGATTATTGAGGATCGCAAGCTGTCGCCTGCGGTCTGCTCTGACTGCGCGTTGGCCTTTGGAGACTGATCGATATCCTGGGAGTTCCGCTGTTCCCTGTTCAATCTGAGCTTTAACTTCATCGCTTGCGCGAATTCCAAATCCTGCTTGTCCACTTAAATTCTCCACACCTTCCGAAAATGTTTGCGGAACAGATTTGACACCAAGGTCGGTGTACAGGTTCTGCTCACGGAACCAGAGTATAGCCTGCGCGTCCTGTTCAGACAAGCCAAGAGATGCAAGCGCAGGATCGTTTACAATCTCATTGATCATTTTATCCATAACGGCGCGTTCTGAAACATTTCTAGGTTGGCCCAGCTCAACACCGTTGCTTTGAATCGTCTCGCCAAATGTGCCTTCAGCGCGTCTGATTGTTCTAACAAACCATTTATCTTTTGTTGTCGCTTGGTAGCCATTGATGTTTAAAGAAAACTTACCTGCTTTGTCTCCTAGTATGGCAGCTCCAAAATGCATGTCTCCAGCTTTGCCCTTAATACCGGCAGGGCCGCTTTTAAAACCGGCTTCTTTTCTCAATTGCGTCAGCTCGGCTCGACTGTGTGGTGACAACCACCAATCTGCAAACTTTTCTGGCCCAAACTTGTCCAATAGATATTGGATCATTTTTAAGCCATCTGGATATCCATATTGACCAAAGCCTGCTTTTTCTACACCTGCAACAGCGGTGCCAGGCGGTGGGGCTTCTGTGCTAAATTTACCAGTTTGTTTCCACTGCAAGTATTGTGCAGCACCGGCTCTCGTGTTTTGAGCAACTTTTGGGCCTGGTGATGTTGCGCCGAGAATGGCTGAAAATATAACTCTTTCATCTTCGTTAGATGCTAAATCCTCAAATCCTGGGATACGGCTAATCATATTGTATGTTTTTAAAACATCACTGTCGTACCAACCGGCACCGGAAACATTTTTTTCAGACTGATATTTTATATCGTCAATAAGCTCTGCTTTGACGGTTTCATAATCTTTTGGATTATCAACGATATTTAGCGGCCTGCCATACTTTTGGATGGCAACTTGATCTAAATAATTATGTATGTCAGCAACAGTGGCTTTTGGTGGTTTGCCGCTACCGGCGGCTCTTTCCTCAGCAAATTTAAATATCTGCCGTTGCGCGTCTTCCTGGTTAATATTATCGCCCAGCTTAAAAAAACTTTTTACGCCTTTGCCAATATCATCGAGCGGTAAGCTCTCAGCATCTTCTGGTTGCATCGCCAGGGCAGCACCGGCTGCGGCAGTCGTTTTAGGTGCCTTTGCCGCAATCTTAGAGGCTTTTGCTGCTGTCATAATCGCCCCAGTCAGCAAAGCACCTACTGCATTTCCTTCAGTTACACTATCGACTTTACGCTGAAGCCTGGCTTCTGCAGAAATTAAATTACCTCTGTCTCTTATCTCTGGGTTTGCTGTTTGCGTGATTGTCTCTGACAAACTTTCAGCCATGGTGTCGGCGGTGCTGCCCTCAGCAAAAAAATCATTTAGCTCTTGGGTAAATCCAAGATCGACAGCAAGCTGTGAAAGGTTTGATTCTTCAACATTCAAAGCATGCTCACCCATAATGCCGCCCCTGACATTACGCACAAGCTCATGACCCCAGTTGCCAACCCTGTCTAACACACCCTCTGCCATATCTTTTTTACCAGAGCCACGCCCCAGTAAAAATGATGTGAAAAATGCTGTCAGCTCACGCAGACTAATGCCAACCTCTGTTTCTGGCTGGTAACTGCTCAAAGGCAGCTCAGTGTTGAAACCTCTATTGTTTAGCTCTTGCAGGTAGCTTTCGGGGCGTGTGGCGGCTGTATATTCTGGCGGCACACCAAAGCTGGTAGCAAACTGCTCAGATTGTTTGCCTAAAAAATCGACAACAGTGTTGATGGCCTCTTGCCCACCTTGCCTAACACCTGCAGTCACCGCCTTGTCGGTTTCCTGCAACATGTCTGCACCTTTTGCTAAAACATCATTTAGCGAAAAGAAATACTGATCAGCTTCGTTCTTAGGTGGCGCAGCTAAGCTGCCCATGCCGCTTTTTGGCATTGGAAACGGCTCGATGCCCATAGCGCGTAAAGCTGCTGCCTGGTCATACTTTGCAACCTCGATGTCAGTATCGAGATCGTTTTCTGGATCAGACCGGAATAGCTGCTTAAATTCACTCATCGCCAAAACTCGCCATCATTTGCAGGTAATAATTGATCTCTTGAAGATTAGCCTCAATTCGACCGCTAGGGTTGCTAACCAGGTAGTTTCGTATTTCTTCAACAACTGTACCGTAATTGAATGCGCCGCTAGGCGTTGTTTGAAAAGTAAGGCCCTGGGTGCGCTTCTGCAGATCGCGCAATATGTCAGTCAGCTCGATCTCGATAATACCTTTCAAGCCTTTTCTTTCTTCGGCAATAATAGCTTGCGCCTCAGCTCGGATCTGCTGGCCGGACGCACCTGGGTTGTCTCGCTCGTACTGACGCAATTTACGCTGCGCGTTGTAGTAAGCAGTCATCGATGCGATCTCATACGGCTCAATGTCTGTGCCGCGTTCTTCTTCGTATCTAAATGCTATCCTGGCGTCTCCCAGGGCGTCTGTGACGCCTCTTGAGCGGATCTGCCCTACATCACCCATGTATGACTGGAAAGTAGACTGTGTGAGCTTACTAGCCACATCGGTGACATCTTTTGCTGTCAGCCTGCTTTTTGCAACTTTATCTTCGAGATCCAAAATAGTTTGGCCATCATCGTTTTCAGAAAATGTAAGTGCGCCAGATAAGAATTCATCTGCAACCTTCCGCATCTGTGGCGTCATAAAGTTGAGAGTATCGAGCCTGTTGTAAATAGTCTGCTTGTCTTCTGCGGCTGTATTTGGGCTAAAAATTTTGTTGTAGTCTGCATCGTTAATTCTTTTGGCTTCTTTGTCCATTCGATCTTGTAGTTTGTTCTGGTTGTCAAAGAGATTAAAAGATTGCTCTTGTAAATCATTAATGATTTCAGTGCGTTTTGCAGGGTCTTTCACCTGCCGTAACACATGTAAGACATAGTCGCCGCCTGGCATTTGACTAATTTGTTCTAGCTGCTTCGGCCCAGCTTCATCGCCAGTCAGTGCGTTTGCTATTGTAAGGGCGGTTGAAACAGGTGAAGCACTCTCATTTACAAATAATGTCAGCGCGTTTTGTGCTGTATTTGCCTGCACCTCTAGCAATCTTTCTGCAATCTTACTTGCATCAGCTTTGCCACTTATAGCCAGCTCTGTACCTAAATTCGCAAGATCTGTAGCCGCTTGATTATACTTTGCTATATCTACTTCGGTCATATCGCTTGTACCGTAGTCACTTTCAAAACTCAGAGCGCGAATTTCAAATTGATCAACAGCATATTTATTTAAGCGTTTGGTGTTCTTCTCCTGCATTGACGCAGTGTACCGCGACTGCAGCGTACCAAACTTGATGTCAAATATTCTTCTGGCACCGGCACCAAGCTCTGCCCTGGCTGTTTCTCTAATGTCATTGACAGCACCCATCCAGCTATCTGGCTTTGTGATATCATCACCCATGACATCCCATGGCGTTTTGCTATTCTCAAGCTGTGCTACCGTCTGCGACATAGAAACCTCAGCCGCCAGCAACGCCTGGGCTGCTGCTGTTTCTCGCTCTGTCTTTCCCTTTAGGGCCAAAGCCTCTGCAACCACGCCGGTAAAGGTGTTGACCAAGTCGCCCTCAGCCTTAATCTGCTGAATGAAAGGTGTGCTATCCACCCTAGTGCGCCAGCTCCGCATGCCGGTTGATGTGGTAGGCATCGCCTCCGAGCGATATGTCGGTATCTTAATTCCCATGCGTCACACCTATGTGGTCAGATCATTCCAAACATCTTGCAAATAACCAATGCCGCCAGCGGCATCCAAGGTGCCTATGCCGCCTGCTGCACCAGTTATAAGACCTGCTTTGCCTTGTGCCATCAGTGCGCTTTTCTCAGCTTGGCCGCCCATGCGAGAAATTTCTGCGCGTAGCTTAGTTTCTTCAATCAAATCATCTTGCTCTAGCAACGCGATTTCCGTGTTATATGCGTCAACAGAAAGCTCGTAGTTAAACTCTTTGAGATTTTCGATCAGAACATCTTGTGGTGTGCCGCGACTGGTAAGACCCTGACCTAGCGTTGCAGCCCTGGCACCAGCCTGGTATGCGCCGAATGCTTTGGTCTTTCTGGCGTTACTCAGCTCCAGGTTGCGTTGTAAAATTTCTTTTTGACGCTTTGCAATATCGATGTCTCGCTCGATTATTGTCGCATTTTTTGCGCCTATAGCTAGTGCAGCCGCCCCAGCATCTTTGCCGGTCTGGTAGCTGTTATAAGCTCCATAAAGCTGTAAGCCTGCGGATATTAAACTAAACATCGATCACCTATTTATCGAAAGTGTTGAGGCGTGGGTAAATAGCCAACAGCGTTAATGGAAGCGGCTGGCTCTGCTGCACAACGATTTGATCGTCTTCTTCAAAGCCGCCTCTAAACTCTATTTCTTTGTCGCCAGTAAACAGCTCAACCGCAGCAGACATCGGCATGGCTGATGTTCTAAACGGAATGCGGTCTATGTCAGATGTTGAGCTACCTACCTCTACACCGACAGTCTCATGCAAGCGTAGCGTGATTGAATGAATGCGCTTAATCTTGCCCTGACTTGTGCCATCAGCACTACCGGCCTCGAGGCGTAATGTCTGTATCCGGCTTGTGTAAGGCAAACCAACAGCAGCATTTGTCGCGCTTGAATCGAGCGATATAGAGCCTGCTGACACTGTTTTGTCTGGATGGGTCGCGCCATTAACTAACGCCGCCACAGTCTCGGCTGCTAGATGATACAGTCCACCAAACGAAGATGTCGCCGCCCCACTGTAGGTCAGGCCGCTATCGACAAAAAACGCTTCGGTCGTATCGTTTCCAAAATCAAATGTCTTCATACGCTCGACATAACGCTTTGTAACGCTGTTGATGGTGCGTTTGACGATCAAGTACAATTCGTCTTCGCCGCTGTCAGATGGCAGCGTGGCAATACTCTCGACCATGCCATATGGGTAGATGGCAGATGCCAATCCCTCATGGGTGCCAGTATATGTGCCGCCGATAGTGTGCCGGTGCCAGGCAACGACTTCTTCTTCGCGCCGGTAAGTTAAGCCAATGAGCTGGCCATCGTTGCGAATCATCCAAACCACGCTGTCAGGCTCTTGCTGATAAGCCATGCCCAGCATACCGCCTTCGGTGATATGTTCAGCCAGAATGGTCAGATCTGTAGCAATATACCCAGATGTATTGATTTCACCGGCGTATTTGAATTCACGCAGCTTACGCTTGGCTCGCTGCAAAAACATGGTCACATCTGCAACCTGCACCGGCTCAACATTCGCCGTGCCATAATTTGAGTATTTACGGATCTGTGCGTTAGTTGGCGTGACCGGTCCATCATTTGTTGTGGTCAACACATACTCGCCACCGGATGTGCCAATAGTCAAAACCCTGGTCGCAGAAAGGTATCTAATATTGTTTACCTGGTTAGACGCAATCTGATAGATCAACGCATCATCTGCATTCGTTCCAGATTTAAAATTTAGGTAGTCGCCATTTTTGCTGAAGAACATGGTCTGCGGTTCTTCTGTCGTAGCGGCCAAGACCAGCCGCTGCTCAAAGAATGTCACGCAGCTCGGATACCCTGTCGTGTCTGACCATGCCCCCAGCTCCCAGTCTGCGGTGGCTGTGCTGGCCGTAAAATTGCTTTTGATGTCTATCGTTACATTTTGCGCGTCAGTAAATGTTTTGATCTCTGCGTAACCGCCATGCAATGCGATTAACCTGCCGACATCTGTGCTGGCGAATAGATTGGCACTAGCGACAAGAGCAACGCCATTTCCTGATGTCGCGCCAGGGTTGACGGTGGTGCTGGTCGTATTGATGTCCAGATATGGGCCATCTACAAATTCTGGTGTAGAAAATGTCCAGGCGTTGTGATCCGTCCTGGTCAATGTACGCACAGCATATTCTGGATGCACCAGGTACATTGTGTCAGCAGATTGTACGAATTTTACATCGAATATTTTGGTTGCAGGATATGGACTGGCAACCTCAAACAATGGCTCAACAGTGCCGCCAGATGTGTAAGCTGTAAAATTGGTGCCATTGATGTTATTGCCGAATAAATCTGTCAGCTCAAATGTGTTTGTCGTTTTGTTGGCTACCAAATAATTACGGCTGTTTATTTCGGTCATGCCAACAACGGAGCTTATAAAAACCTCATCGCCATCAGAAAGGCCATGTGACGAAGCAGTCACAACAACCGGATTTGCTGCTGTTGCTCCAGTTATTGCAACAGAGCTGTCGAGAACCTGACCGCCATTGCGATATACGCGCATAACGCTGTCGCCAAATTCAAGAATGTATGTGTCACTGGTTTTAAACTGAAATGGGATCAGCCTGGTCTTTGTCGCGCTGCTTTTGACCTCACCAAGAAATTCAGTGCCTGGGCGTCTGGTAACACCGCCATGAGGATGCACGACCATGTTTAAAAGCTCAGACGCACCGGCCTTGTACTTTTCAAGCTCTGTACGGCCCTCGAGGCGCGGCGATATTTCACCGGCTACAAAGCTGGATAAACTTGGGGCAGAACGAGGCATATTAGAACCTGCTCTCGATTAGGTCGCTTGCCTCAAATCTTGCAGCAGCTCCCTCAGTAGCATCGACAAATCTGGCCTCTCTCATTTTTTCATCATAAATAGTTTTGGTGGTTGCGATCATTCCGTTGCTGCCGGTGATGGCGTAGCAAAGCTCATATGCCAGACGAGCTGATATAGCATCGAGTAACAGAGGGTCGTATTTGTTGGGGTCTGTTTCCCTGGTGACATATTTGATTTTTGCAACAGTTTCATCGGTCAGTAGGTTGCGGCCCTCGATGACATATACTGGGCCGTTGCTGTTGCTTGTGATGTTGTCCTGGGGATACGACAGAATGCCGTTTGTAAATTCTAAGACGCGCAGGCAATCGCCTGGCAGTGGATATTGATAAGCATAACCGAAATCTGGCGTAGTCGCGCTTTGCGCTAATGTTGCCCTGGCGATAAGGCTGTTCCAGTTATGACTGCGAAACACTGCATCACGCACTGCCTCATATCGCTGATTGACCAGTCTAGCCGCCTTACTATCTTCTGTAAGACTGGCAATGTTGGTTGCGCCGAGCATATTCAGCGCAGAATTAG